CTTTGATGTTCAAACAATCCAAAATCCCTTCATACCGGGATTTGAGAACGCTTTCAAAAAATCCAAATTTCAATCCAAATTCGTCCAATTCACAAACTTGGCCAGTATAATAAAGATGTCAACGTTCGGATTTTGCCCCATTGACATTTAAACGGTGTTATTTTGGATGGCTTTAATTGCTTTACGAATAGTCGGTTTCGTGAGTTGATATTTCTCGATTAACTGTTCCATGGTCATTCCACTAGCATGGTCATCGAATATCTTTTGATATCGTTGCCGAAGTTCAGCCTTTCGCTTATCTGTTTTATAGTCATGTGTTTTGAGAAACGCACTCAACCATCTCGATGCTTGTCCCGTGGTTTTTACATCCGGTACATCACATTCATAAAAGTCACATAGTGCCCTGATATAATCCACCTGATTTAGTGTTGGCTCCTGCATTGCAGGACTTTTCTCAATATAGACAGGTTCATCCTTCGGTTTAATTTCAATGACTTCACCATTCACATGCAATTGACATTCTGTAGTTGCCAGTGTTTCCAATACCTTGATGACAAACTGTGCAGACACAAGTTCTTTCACATCTTTACCGAAGGTGGTGAAATCCTCATCAATTTTCTCAATCGGATAATCATAGTCTTTTGGATTTGTGATGGGTGTATGAAAGCTATAATCCCCAATGACATAGTATAGGAAATACAAGTATTTCTTCACAGTGGTTTCGTAATCATAAAACCAAACTTCCCGGTCCTCATCGTAGTCATAATAGCAATTTTCCCAGACGATATTTTTCCCTTTGCGATTGTTGTATTCAGGCTCATAATCGTACACGCGCTCACGCCCACGACCAACATATTGTTGATGGATGCACTTCGGTGTGAAATAGGACAGGAGCTGGTCCTTGTAACCATAATATCGTTCCATTTCTTCGTGCTGGCTGTCGCCATGATAATAGCTGTATCGATATTGGTAGGCCTTGTCACGATAGTTTTTCGCTCGCTTGTTGACGGAATACAAACAATCCACAATCATATCTTCTGTGATGATACCATTTTTTAAATTCCTGGTATATTCTTTAGGTGTTTTCATGGTTCACCTCAATCCACGTCAGATTTTGACATGTTATAGAAGTTTCCGTCAACTTCTACTTGATACTGATGGTTCGTTTCGCTGACAATTTTGGCAGTAACCTTTTCCTTCAGTTTCCAGTTATCGACTTTTTCATCAAACGTGATGAGCTTACCTGTTCGAGTGATGGTATATGCGTCTTTTGGTTGCAAGTGCTTCGCTGTTAGTTCTTGTGTGAAGCCATAACCAGATGCTACGAAGGCTATAAATACAGCACATGTTGTGATAACCCGCAACTTGTACCCATAAATCGCCTCATCACGGTCTTTATCACTTAACGTTAAGATACCCATAATGAACATGATGAACGAAATGACAGTTAGCACTGCATAACTCACATCTATTAATAAAAATTGATACATATTTTAATTTCCTTTCTTAACATCAGTTTTTGAAATTTGGTAATAGTCACCATGGTATTCGGCTTGATAAGCATCTTTGCTTTCACCGATAACCTTTACGGCAACTTTCTTTTCAAGCGTCCGATTGTTCGTTTTTCGCTCAAATTGGATAATATTTCCGTCTTTCGACACGTCATATTGTTCGGTCATGGATGACCTGTTCGCTTTGATCATATCGGGGATACCTACTAATCCCCAACCAGATAGCCCATATCCAAACACAATGATGAAAATGGACAGTGGGACATAAGGTTTGATTCGCTTTTTGGCTGTATCGTACAAAATATAGCCACCGATGAGAGTCAATAGCCCAACCACAAAGCTAACAATGAAATTGTCGCCCGTGAATAAAAATTGATACATACTCTTCCTTCTTTCTATTTAGTTTTCCCTTCTAAAAGGTTTTCAATAGCCTTTTTATCGGCTGGGTTTTTCGGTTTCAGGTGTACTTTAACGAAACTCTTTTCCGTTGTTAGTACGGGGAGCCCTAGAGGTCTGTATGTGTGTTTTCGCGTGCCGTATTCGATTTTGGTAACGATTCCGCCTCTGTCGCCTACGATTTTGTCTTCGTCAATCACTTTCGAAATCGATTCCGTTCCCTTCGTGACAATAAGTTTATTAGAGTGGCTTGTGAGACCAGCTAAAACGAAACGAAGATTGGCTTTCGATTCAGCTCCGCCTTCATAGGTGTAATCAAGATTTTGGTAGACAACTTTTGCATTGTCTTTGTTGTCATAGATGGTGTGTACGCTTTCCGTAGTTTCAGAAACATTTGGGAAGAATTGTTGGTTTAAGAGCCCTGTGACCGTTGCAAGCAATGAGTAGATCATAATTGCAAGAAGTGACCAAAATAAAATTTTGCTCGGTTTTGAGTAGTCTTTTACATCTTCAATTTTGCAGATATTGCATTGAATGAAATTGAACACACAGACTACGATGAACGAACCGAGGAATAAATAGGGTGCTATTTCTAAGTGCATTAGTCATTTCCTTTCAATAAATTTTCGATAGCCTTTCTATCAGCTTCGTTTGTTGGTTTGGTATAGATCTTGATAACCGGTTCTTCACCCGTTGCAAGAACGATGCCGAAATGTTTTACTTGATAGTGACGGGTACCATATTCGATTTTATAGACCTTGTCGGTTTTGTCACCACGAACTTCGTATGCCTTCACTTTTTTAGTGATGGTTTCTTTGTTTTTGGTGATAACGAGTTTGTGGTCATAGTGTTCGGGTACGGTGCGATTGAGTAGGTCGCTCAATTGTTCATCACCTGAAAACGCACGTCCGTCAGCATAATAAGACACTTTGGCGTCAATTTTATTGTTGTAAATTTGATGAACCTTGTCAACATAGGTTGCTTTAGCTTTGGTTGGTGTGTCGAGATAGCATGCGATTGACCATAAAGGCAGACCAATAGCAAAAATCCATATTAGTAATGCCATAAATGGGTGTTTTACGTCTCTATCCTTATTTAATATACCATATATCGCCATGATAATGACTGGCGTAAAGGTGCAACCAATTTCAATAAGATCCGCAGTAACTGTTTTTTCCATAGGTTTCCTTTCTACTCAATATATCTGAACCTTGTGTCCAATTCGTTAGTCAGATGGTCAATGAATTGACGTTGTGTCATGGTTGGAAATTCATCTAAGTGCGTGAACAGATAATCGATAACGTCAGAGAGGTTATGTGTTTCTACTGAGTCATCGTATCGCTCATATAGGTATTGGTCGCCGTTTCCGAAGGTGATTTCAACAGAAACCAATCCGGGTTCCCAGTCGCCGCCACATGTTGGGCATGTAGCTTCAATGTATTGCTCATCTTGTTCTTTCGGGTGAATTGCTTCGACGGTTGTGTCTTTTAGCTTGAATAACATAATTGTCCTTTCTAATCGATGTCGTCGATGTGCGCGATGACAGACGTGTAAGTAACGTCGTCCATAGTATAAGCGTCGTAATAATCATATTCGACACTCACCCAAACGTGGTCGCTTGGGGTTCGTTCAATAAGGAATTTGAAACCTTGAATTTCGATGTGAACGTTTTCTTTAAGTTTTAGAAGAAATGAAGATACGTCGTCGTATTGGTCGGCGAATTGTTTGATTTCTTTTAGTTTTGGAAGAAAATCTTGTGCTGTTTCGCACACGTCATCTTTATACAAAATTTTTTCGATTTCATAGGAAATCATAGGCAAAAGACTGGGTGCTTTGACCAAATACAAATTATCACAAGTTTCTTTGTATGCATTAATGTACATTTCATTACTCCATTTCTAGTTTCGTTCGTACCAGTAAATATGTGTGAAGTTGTCTAAATAAATCTTCGGATAGGGTTTATCCATGTTCGGTACAATTGAGCTTTGATACATTACTCCGTCTATTTCTTTGCAGAGGTATCCATATCCGTCATAATTTGTATCGTAGTAGGCATCGTCCAAGGTGCGTAAGATACCATCGGTGCGGTTCAATGGAGCTAGTAGCTTCAATCCATTTTCTAGGTTGGTTCTATCAGCAACAAATCCGTCCTCAATTAGTTCGTATCGATGTGTTTGCGAATATTGTAATTCGTCATCTTCTTGATGAAGTTCACTGTAGGATGCGGACTTGTAGAAAACAAAACCTTCGTTTAAAAATACACTCTCCGAAAACATCAATAGAATTTCTTCTGCCAAGTATGGACAATACATTTGGTGTTCATCGTTTACATCTGTGCAGTCAAAATCCCACGAAATTTTTACAACCATGCGTCCATCGTTTTGATTACGCCCCAAATAGGTGACGTCGAAGTCTAATTGTTTCGTGTCGGTATGGGGTCGAAATCCAGGAGCGTATTGATAAGGTTCGTCAGAATCACCTAATCCGAATAGTGCAAGGTTCTGTGAGGAGTCATCACGATAGATTGGAAAGAGTTTGTCGATAACGGATGTGATGTATCTGATGAGTGCGTCACTGTCTGATACTTGGTTGATGTTGACCAGGGACGGTTGTTCAATTTCTACTGCCTTTTCTCCATGTCGGCTACGTTGCTTCTCCATGATAATCTGATTGGTGTCTTGTTGCGTTTGAAGCCATACGTCATCAGTGCAGAGGGCTAAATAAATGTTTCCGTTGATATGTTCGACCATGTAGCTTCCTTTCGTGTTCCAAAGTGGTTTAAAACATTTGTCATAAATGAAATTAGTTCTTGTTCGGATTTAACTGTTTTTGGGAGTTGCAATTCCATGTGGTGAATGGACCAGTTTGTAATACCGTGTTTTTCGAGCCACTTCACGTCCTTACTGTCGAATTTTTTGAAGAAAATAATGTTTGCTTCGACATATTGGTGGTCTACATTGCGATTATGATTTTGCGGATAAAAGTCAAAGAAGATCTTTTCGAAGTGCATGGAGAGTTGTTCATTGTATTGTTCGATATGTTGAACTTTTTGTGGTAGTTTTTCAGCGATTGATTCTAATTGCTCTTTTGTGAACATTTAGGGTTTCCTTTCTATTCTTCGTCGAGTCCGATAACACCTTCTAATGCTTGGAGCACTTGTTCTTTTGTGAGTTGGTTACTGTCATAGTGCTCGATATATAGATCTGCTCCATCTGTGAGTAAATCAATGTGTACTGTTAACATCGGTTTAGTTTGTTCTGGCTGTTCCATACAAAATGTATAGCCCAATCGATTTAGACGAGGATCATAGTTTTTTGCTTCTAAGCGTGTAAAACCGCCATTCGTTTTGGCAGTGATTCTGTTTGAGGCTGCTTTTCTAAGTGTGTCATAGACATTTGGTTGCATGACGAGATCTTTGATGGCTTTTTCAAGCTCTTTTGTTTGTTGTTTGTTTTCTTCTACTTTTTTCAATTCTTCTACTAATGTCGGCATAGTATATTCCTTTCTATCATACTGGTTCATTCTCGAAAAATGAAATGAGTTCGGCGTATTCTTTGGTAATTCGAATATTCATTTGATACTGTCTCAGACCTTTAGTTCTTGCTACACGTAGATCGTTCACAAAATCTTGATAGATGTCTAGTTCCACCGGTGGCTGGAAGGTCGGTGCATCGTACTGGAATACAGTTATGACGGCAGCGCGGGCAGAAAACTCTTCAATTTCAGTAGCGAGATCGTTGATATGCTTTTGCATTCGTTCGATTGAAGGTGTCCCAGCCTTCATTAATTCTGCAAGTTCACTTGATGGTTTACAATAATATTCTGCGACCATCGTTTTCACTTCGATATAACAGTCATCCACTTTGAAGTCAATTCGAGACGATCGAAGTTTCTTTTCCCTTGTGATTTGATCCGAAATAGAAAGAATTTCTCGAACTTTAGCATTAGTAAGAAACTGTTCTACATATCGGTTTGATCGAGTTTGATTAATCCCCATGTAAGATGCACCATCGTCGAGACTGATAGCTTCTACTGTGTATCGTGTTCTACGACTTGTATCTTCACCGTGGTCGCTCAAATAACATTTAAGGTTTTGCATATTTTTTCGACTGAGACCTGCAATTGTTCCGCCCGAGGGGCAATGAGCTTCGACAATCTGTTCGCCGATTTGAACATTGAAGATGAATCGATTTGGTCTGGATAAGATTAGACCATCGATTAATGGTTTGTCAAAAATTAGTTTCATTTATTTACCTAAAGTTTTCATTTCAGTTAGCGCTCGAAAAGCGGCTCTTTCCGAAGTTCCTTTCTTATTTAATGTCAATTATGATTTGTTTTGAGTCACTGTTGTTTGCTTCGTGCCATTCATCACGGTCGAGAACGTTGTCGACGATTTCGAATACTGTACGTTCGTTGCATTGTTCGAGAATGCTTGCTAATAATTGTTGAATAATCATGATTTGTTTAACGGTGATTGTGGATAGTACAAAGTCTTGTGGTAAATCGTCGAGATTTGTACGAATATCTTGCTCGTATGCGCCATAATCATAGGCTTCAAATATTGTGTCCACAAGGTGTTCTGGCCAAGGTTGGTCGGTGAGTTCTTTAATATTTTCTTTTTCGTCCTGATAGAATAGTTCGGCTAAGAATGCAACGTTTTCAAGAATAAGTGGATCGTCTGTTTCGAGTGCTTGTTGAATGATTCCGCCTAGTTGTGGTGCTGTAAATATATAGGTCATGTGGGTTCTCCTTTTTATTAAATTCGTCAAAATAGAAAACGAACCAGAGCGTGGCTCTGGTTCTATTTTGTTAGATAGATCGACTTAATGAGTCGATTTGCTGGTTGATTGCTTTCGCTTTTTGCATGGCAAGGTTGTCTAGGGTGTTCGCAATTGTTGGTGATTGAACCAGGTCACCAGCTCCCCCGAGTAATTCCATATAGGAACCTTTGCGGATTTCCAAATTATGATGGAGCGTCAACTGCTGATGTAGCATGTTGCGTACTATTTTGGACCAAATATCGTCATATGAGGCGATTGTATGCAAATTAATAAGGTTGCGATAAATTCGCTCTCTCAGTGCTTTATCATCATCAGGAAGTCGGAGTTCATCGAAATCGACACCCTTCATATGATCGACGGTTTCAGTCGGTACAATTTGCCCAGATGGCAACACCCAATCGCTACCATTGAATGAGTATTTCAATTGAAGCTCAGCAATGGCAAACATGTTGTCAATATCTTTGAGGGCCCACCTAGAAATGCGTCCATCTGTAATTCGTTTGTTGGTCACAATGAGATGAATGTTATGAGCGCCTCGCAATAAGGGCATGAGGTCACGACTGCCAGTTCGGGGTAAGCCTAGTGAGAATAGTTGATTCACAATACTCGGGTCTGTTGACCTCAATGTGATGCCTGTATCATTTTGCGACATGATTTGAGCTAAGTCTTCATCTGACCAATTATACATATTTTGCAATTGTTTGGTTGTTTGAAGTAGCAACTGGTGGTCGTTCTCATCGAATCGCTTGTAGTATTCATTCAGGAAATCATCCTGATATTTCAAGTCAACGAAGAAATATCGAGGTGGGAAGGTTTTTCCATTTTTCGCTTCTTTTTCACGCTGATGTAGTAACAATGCGGCCTTAGTGAATTCCTCTATGGCGAATGTACGAGGAGATGGTGTGATGTCTCGACCTGCAAGTTTTGCGAGCGCATAGAACTCTGGTTCATTGAGATAAATTCCAACAGTTGGGTGGAACAAGTCATTCGGTGCGACGTATCGTGTTAGTGCCTCTATCAATCGATAGGGCATGCTGTCGAGTGGTGTTACTCCATACGCGTAGTTACGCAATGTGCTATAACCTACGTTTACCTCATCTGCGATCATTTTGAGTTGTGATTTGTTTTCGGTGAGAAACTCTCGGAGTCCCTCTTGTGATAAAAGCAATTCTTTTTTGAATGTCATATTTGTATTCCTTTGTATTTGTTATTCCCGGGTAACTATAGGATATCATATTGCTGTGTTATATTCAAGCAAATATCTTTCCCAAATATGGCATTAGGTTATTGTAGCTTTTCGATGAGTTGTTCTGCGTGAATAATGCCTTCTGTGTTTAAACAGTTTAAAATGTTCTTCAAATCCGTCACCTTATAGTGGATGACTGCCACATTAGGATATTTAGTATATGGGTTTATGGTCTTGATATAAATATGTTCGAATTGCTCTAACCGTTTATGCGCGTTTGTCCAAAATTTTCTATCACTCATGTCGTCCGGTATTGTGCCACGCCCGTCTAAAGCATTGTACAATTTAGACAATTTAAACCATGTCGTTCCATCTTCAAGCATTTCTGGCTCCAATTCCTTAATTAACAATTCGGCTTCGGTTGGAATCCGTAGTCTCTCGAAATCGGTGAGAAGTTGGATAGCTTTGTTTTTGAGAGCTAAATCTGGAAAGTTTTCGATTGAGGCGACACCGTGGAAGAACAGTTCTGTACGACTTGGTGACGTTGCTCCAATAAAGGTTTCTGTCGTGTCAACTAATTCGATTTTGGTTTGTTTAGGCTCGGTATAAGGTTTCTCCCAAGTGACTTTTGGGTTTTTGATATGAATTTTGTGTGTTTTTGTGCGGATGTAAAAGTGCTTATTATCTACTTTTTCTACTTTTGTACTAAACAAAGAGTTTAGGTCGTTTTGTGAAAGTGATGCTTCTAATTTGTTCATTTTAGTTTTCCTTTAAAAAAGTTTCGCAATAAAAAACGACCACGAGCATGGCTCGTGGCTTTTTAGAATTTCGTGAGGGAAATGGGATTGGGCGAAGCCCATTCAAAAAACCTCGCGTATGCGAGGTTTGCTACTGTCAGCCTTGTCACGTCTAGGAGAGGTGTGCTGTCCTATCGATAATAATGTAGCATTTTGACGGGTAGTTGTCAAATTTTAAGATGGGTTATTCGATTACTTCATAAACCTTATCAAAATTGATTCGTTTGACTGGATAATATTCACCTTCAACACCTTTAATTAGGATTTCTGTAGTGTACAATTTTTCAGTACCTTCTAATGTGTTAATTGAAATATATCCTTGTTTTTTGATTTCGTCAATCAAGTCATTTCGTTGGAGAAAAGTCAAAGGTTCATTTTGATTGACTTTATATCCTACAAAATCTAGAACTTCAACGATGTCGGGTTCTTTTAGGATTTGAACTCTACGCATTCAACCTCGTAAACCTTTTTGACAAATGTATTAGTAGTGTGTGGAATTCTATAATACGTTTTTAGAAAAATCTCATGGTCGATAGCCCAGAAGCTTTTGTCTGTGTTTCCTTCAAAAATAACCCAATTTCCATACTTCAACGCAATTTCTCCACGTTCTTTCTTGATATAAATTGTTTTATCTGTTTCATCATATCGAACCGGTTCGTTTTCGTTAGTTCTCAATAACTTTAAAAATTCATCGAGGATGATGTTGTGGTTGTAATGGATTGCCATTACTTCAATTGGTTTTTTACGTGCTTTCATATAGCTTCCTTTTTTATATTTGTTAGTCGTTTAAGACTAATGATTTCATGTTTCGTCTGAAATAGATTTCAGTACCTAACCACTGAATAGTTCCTACAATCGCACCAACTGCAAAAATTGATTCAAAACTTAATTGTAATTGATGTAAGAACAACCAAAGTAGTAAAGGCGTTAATATCGCTGTTGGTATTGCGTAAATCATTTGAGCTACACCATTCAAATCGTGTCGATACGAACGACTAATAGCTAACCTCATATAGTAGCGGAGTTTTGTTACAATTTCAATAGGCAACAATACCCAAATGATTGGAGATATAATGCCTTTATAGATTGACTCGGGTAACCAAGACAAGCCGTAGTAAGCAATTGCATAAATCAAAGCTATGGAAATAACTGCGCCAATAGTGGCTTTCCAAAAGACATATTTATTATCTTTGTGTGGGATTGGTTCATTTAAACCTACATTTCGCGAAACATGGCTATTCAAGAGTCCGGCCATAGAATCTACCCAGCCTTCAGGTAACATCATTAAATTTGAAATCCAATATTTAATCGCCGCGTAAATTGGGTTGATTGTGATTGTGAGACCAACACCAACGATTGCAGAAATACGAGGTGCAAGTCGTCTGACAAGTTCCCATTTAACGATTTTCCAATAAGTTTTGATTTCATACCAGGAGAATTCAAATCCTTTAGAAAAGAAGTCAGGTATCGGTTTTTTCCACAAGAACCAATAGAGAGGTATAGCGTTAGTTACAATATTTACTACCAATGCAGTATTTACACTTAAATGCAAAATATGCGTTGTGAAAAAGATACCAATCAACATAGACCATGCAATAGCGTGATCTAAAACTGTGGCTTCTTTACTTCTTCCTCTTGTTCTCAGGTAAGATGGTATAAATATAGCCCAAGGCGCTGCAATTAAAATAGATACGATTGAAAGTTGGAAGTATGGGATGTAAAACGGTAAATCGACCGGAGATACCCCTAATATGAGTAATAACTTCGGTAGGAACATGAAACTACCAATTGCTGAGGGCAATAGCATAAGATAGAATAAGTATATGTGGTTTTTCACTACTTTAGATTCTATACTCAACCCTTCTTTTTCGATCAGTTTAGGTAGTGTTGCAGTCATAGAGGTTCTGGCTGTGTAGTAAGTAGAGGATAAAACCACCCAAAAAGCGTCGTTTACTCCAAACAGAACTGTTATTCGCTCTACCAAGTTTTTATCAGCTAATAAACTGAAGCATAAAACCCAACCTATTTCAACAGCGTTGTCTGCAAGGGATCCAATAAATGCGTGGTAAAGCATCTGTGTCAGCTTTTGACGGGTCCATGGTTTATTTTGTAACATCAGATACATCCGTATTAACAAATGCAAGGTTTTCTATAACACCGGACATAACATCAAAGTTATCTTCTGAAAGCAGAGATTGCAATTCGCTATTTGTTAGTTTGTTGATCGCGATGATAATGCTTCGGCTACCGAATTTGGATTGAAGATTTTCCACTGTAAACATGTTTCCATATTTTAGTACCGTTTTTAATTTTTCTGGAGAAATTTGAGAAATTTCGTCCGGATTGATAATTGTTAGACCGTGTGTGAGTTTTGATATTGGTACACTGTTTACCATCTCAACTAAGTCTGCAATTTGTAGTTCTTTAAAAGCCGTCAATACATTTCCAAGAGGCACCTTAGACAGCAAACTAGGCAATGATTGTCCTGTCTGTGTTTCAACTTCATTTACTTTATTTAGTAATTTTAAATCTAACATGTTTTTACCTTTCTATGTTTTCCACTGTGGCTTTGTCACATCTTATAGAGATGCGCCGTCCTTGATAATAGTATAGCATTTTCAATAGGATTTGTCATGCCTCACAATTCCACAACTTTAAATCCGAATTCATTCAAACTTAATTCGGCGTCGTAGGCACAATCATAGAAAAGCAAATCGTTTTCGATAGCGTCTTCCATATTGTCTGTTTCTGCAAATTCTTCGTTTGCGAGGTCGATCAATTGATCTTCTGTGAGGTTTTCTCCGACGAGTTCGCCGTTTTCGTTGTATACATTGTACATGTTTGTTTTTCCTTTCTAGTTTAGTCCGACGTCACAAGGTTTGTTGCGTGGGACGATGCTGAGTCGTGAATTGTCGAAGGCTTGCTTTTCAGCGTCTTCTTGTGTGTCATAGACGCCTTCTAGGACAACTACGTCACGACCGTCGTAGTCGATATGGGTGAGAACATATTGCACGTCATCGAGTGTAAGAATGTCATTATCGAGCAATTCTAGCCACTTGATGCCAGGAATGTCGGTCGAATAAATGCCGTCAAAGTTCAACTGTGTCGAAATAAATTTAAAGCAGTGGTCTTTTGGACGGTTTTCTCTAGCATGTTCACGCTCATAGTTTACGATTATGAAACTGTTGCCGGTTGTGATGCTCATATCCGTGATGTTGTAACCTGTTTCTTTCTGATAAGCGTTTGAAATATATTCAAGGTTGTTTTCGATGTAGATGGCAAAGGCATCGTAATCGAAATTCTGTGGGTCAATTGCAATGGTTGTCAGCATTGAGGTTCCTTTCTAATCAAAAATGAAATCTACGGCGTCTTTAATGGTTTTGAATGTTTTTTCGGTGATACCGAATTCGTAATAATTTGTGACAAGAAATCCATTTTTTGAAAGCATAATGGTGAATAGGATGTATAAATCCTTTTCCATTAGTTCGATTGCGTTGGGATTGATAACAATTGTGTAGTCCCAATGATCATCATGTTTATAGATTTCGTCCACGATTTCTTTTGTGTAATCTAAGATGGTTCGCATTTGAGTTCCTTTCTATTTGAAAATGAAATCGACAGCTTCTTTAACGGTATCGAATTGACCTTCCTTGATTTGGTCTCCGTAATCCGTCCAAGCTTTGAAGGAACCGTCTACGAATGTAAAGTTGTCAACAACTGTCCAATCTTCATCTTCGTAATATTTAATAATTCGAATTGTGTCAGGTGTGAATGTAAGGGTGAATTCGTCCTCATATCGACGGATTTCGTCCACGATTTCTTGTGTGAAGTCTAATATAGTTTGCATTTGGATTCCTCTCTAGAACCAGTGAATTGGTTGCCCGTTTAGCATGCTGATAAGTAAGTTGTTCAAAATGGCGCCCACGAGGAAGGCTGAGGCGACAATAAGGACTACATTACTTAATAATAGTGCGACTAAAGCAGCAATCACCTCATCGTTCGAATATTGTTCGAGTTTGGCATGTGATAAGTATTTAAGAAAAATGAAGAATAGACCGAACAATAATAGTAGGATTCCAAGACAAGGCAGAATTCCAAGGTTCATTAGAAAGGTTATTAGACTTGAATTTTGTGAATTTTCCATAACGACCCCCTATTCAAAAATGAAATCGACTACCTGTTCGATGGTTTCGAGGTCAACTTTCATGATGCCATCGTCGTAGTCGGCTACAATATTAAAAAGACCGTTTTCGGTCAATGTGATGATATAGTAGCCCGGAAAACGCCCAGTTTCTCTGATAATGATTACGTCAGGTTGTACAACGATATCATTATCAAAATCAGGTTCGTGATCGTAGATTTCGTCTACGAGTGGTTTAACATAATCTAAAATGTTGTTCATTTGGTGCCCTTTCTAAATATCTGTTTTATCGTAAATCCATTCACGAATAATGATATCCGCTTCGTCATCGTATGGGATACATGATGCTGTTTCTAAATTTCCATAACCGTTGAAACGTACATAATCATCCATCCAATGAACTTTTCCGAAAATAGCAGCGCGAACGGCACTGGCTGGTTCTTCGGAGAAGTATAGATTATAAAATTCTTCGTCATGAGGCATCCATTCAGACACACTCAAGTTTTCTTGTGCGACGCTTGGAAGCTGTTCATAAAGTTCGGCTAAGTCATAGTCAAATAGTTCATACATTGTTTCAATGAGTTCTTCGAGTTCATCTTCATCACGTTCTGTTGGTGTGGCTGAAATCGTGATGTTTTCGTTTTTGTAATCGATTTCAACGGTAGTGATGATATAATCCCCCTCATTCAAGATGAAGGGTGTAAAATCCGTTGCTTTTGTGAATTCAATTGGTTCTTTATCTTTGAGGTTGATGGTAATGCTATCAATTTTCATTTGTTTTTCCTATCTATATTGTTCGGGCCAGAGATATTTGGCTTCAGTTGATACAACGGCAGTTTCAATGTTTTCGTCTAACATCGTTTGATAAATATCTTCTGAAATTGGAACGATCTCAAAGCCGTGCATAGTTAAAATAGTATTGTAATCGTTTGGATATTGCTTGTGATAAGCTAAGATGTCTGGATCATCTGTTACTTCCAATATGTTAAATGCGATATTTTCAGCTAATTGGGAAGGATCCACACTTGCGAATCCCATCCGTAGTTGGTTCAGGTATTGGTCTAAAATTCCATAATACATAGATTGTTTCCTTTTTTTTTGTTAGATTGGGTACCAGTCACCAATCTTCTGAGCGTTATAGGTTTCTTCATCCACTCGAATTGTGACTGTATGTCCGTTGCCATTTTCGTCTTCACCGTATACATCAAAATAATATTCGGCAGGTTTTTTGTCTTCAGAGTATATAGGCATACCGTCACCCATCATATAGGCATTCGTTTCTTTGTGTTCTTCGGTCATGTGTTTGTCGACGATATGCCCTTCTTTGATTGGTGCCGTGCATGCAGTGAGAGAAATCAGGCTTAGAAAGAGAAGCAGTCCTTTGAATAAGTGTTTCATTCGTTTTCTTCCTCTAAATTTCTGGGTATTGCAAGTCGCCTGCACTGATTTCATCGCTCGGATATCCGTTAAGCGCACGATAAATAGCCATTTCGATGCGTTTCAAACTTGGTTGATTTGTGTAAGCGAATGGTATGTTGTTTTCTTTGCACACGTTCACAATGTCATATGACATGCTGTGACTGATACCTGTTTTTGCGATAATAACAAGATCGGTATTGTCGAGCATTTTTGCTTTACCTACTTTGTATCCGGCAGAGTAAGTGCCTAATTGTTGTACTTCTACAGCACGCGCACCCTTTTCTTTGATGAGGGTGTTTTCGATTTCTTGGATCATGCGTGGTGGAATTCCGTAAATAGCCACTTTCTTACCAGTCAAGTCATAGTCGATTGAAGAGCGAGATTCTCGCTCTGTTTTTGTACGTTTGCGGACTGTACTGGTATTTTGTACAGTTGTTTCGTTATCATATCCACGATAGACCCAGTTGATGTATGGGTATCCGTCTTCTTTTAGGTATAAGTCTACAGTGTCACCTGCATGGATGTTGAATCGTTCCGCCATTTGACGCAAGTAGAAGATATCGAATGCGCAACCGAGTTCCTTAATGGTTTGCCCGTTGATATCTTTTGTGATATAGAGTTCTTGCGAGTCCGGTTCGAGTTCTACAATGCCGTGTTTAATGTAGTGAAGTGGCGGTGCTGTTGGATCGTCACCGAGATTTTGGTTAATGATTTCGTGTGAGTCATTACGGAATTCGACTAATTGTCCGTGATGAAGGTCTAGTGCACGATATTCTCCAATATTTCCTGTGAAGATTTCAGCACCTGTGTCATCACAGACGGCATAATAGCCGGGTTTTAGATGCACGGTACCTGTACGGATGTTCGGTACAGATGTTTCTTGCGGTGATTTCTCGCTCGTAACTTCTTGCGGTTCTTCTGTAACGGTTTCTTTTTGAATGAGAGGGGCAAGAAATTCACCGAATTGTTGATCGGTGTGCCCCATAAATTGTTGTGCGGCGATGACTCGTGCCAAATGACCCTTCAAAAGTAGGTCTTTACAGCGTTCGCGCACGAGGTCGTCAAAGTTATTTCGCATATAGTTTCCTTTCTAGTGTTTCTTTTACAAATCTTCTTCATTATCTTCCAGGTAGTAGTCGATTTTGATGCCGATGATTTGACCGGCTTCGTTTTTCGCTACATAGCAATCGTATGAGCCGTCGCCGATTCCCGATGACGTGACGACCGAGTGCTTGTCGGTCCAGATACAGTTGACGGGTGTCGATACCCTGTAATCATTTAGTGATTCGCCTTGGATGCCATATTGAGAGCCTTTTATCATCAGTTCCGTTTCTTGATGAAATAGTTCAAGTTCTATTCGATTCCCGAGGTCTCTTTCTAATTCCGTTTCGGCTGATTCTAGTTCTTTTCTTAGCGCGATTCGTTTTTGATGTAGTGGTTTGATTTTGTCAATGAGGTATCGCCCAACAGGCGTTACGGGTTGGCGTTTATAGGCGAATGTTTGGATGCTATCGTACCAACGTTCATCGCGTTCTTCATCATCTTTGATGTGAGCGAAATGGTCATAGTCATAGATGCCCGCTTGACCTGAATCAACACCTACGCGGATATCTGTTTCTTCGAAATCGTTTGGTTCTTCAACATCTTCATGCCAAGCAATGAGTGTGGAGCAACGATTGCCCCAACAGTTGACATTTAGATTTTCAGCTTTGGTGTGCCAAGTCCCCGGTTTTACATTTTCAAGCACACCTTGACACCATATGTCAAGGTCGTAACATGGATCAGAAACCATGACTTTATCACCGAGTTCAATATCGCGTCCGGTTTCAGACGGTAACACAATATTGGCACGTGCATAGTCATCATACCATGGATCGCGGAACCATTCTTGAACGTCGTGTTCCAAATCATAAGTTTTGATTTCAATAGTATAGATGTCACAGGTTGTTTCACGGACAACTTCGCCATGTGCTATGATTTTGAAATGGATGATTTGGTCGTTTTCGCTATCCAATTTCCATTCTAATTGGAATTCATCTGTGTTCTGCCAATGTTGTTCGAGTAATTGTGCGAGTTCTTGTACTGAATGGTATTTGTACATGTGGGGTTCCTTTCTAGTCGAGTCCTTGGTAGAGAATGTAGTTCAAATCGTCAATTGTTCTATCAATGATAGCATGGAAACGTTCGTCGATGTTTGTGAGTGTATATGTTTTATCGTTTAAGTCGATTTCAATTTCAGCGATTGGCATCAGTTTGTAAGGATATCCTACAATTTCTACGGATGGGTCTAGTTGTTCGCGCGGATCAATGTTAATAGTGATTTTTGAATTATAAATTTCAATTTCAGTTGCACCGTTTGGGCTTGTAAATCTCAATCGTTCATTTTTGGTAATAACGTCTGATTTCATCAACAGTTCCATTAACGTTGCAAATTTAGGTGCTTGTGTGAAAGCAATCAATTTGTTTATGACAATGGATTCTTTGTTCAAGTAGCTATATAATGACATAAAGTTTCCTTTCTAGTTGTCTAAACGGTTAACGAGCTCAAGTCCACTGGGAATTTCGCTCATCATTTCTTCGAATTGTGAATAAATACGTAGTGGTTGTGGATGGGTCTTCAGTAGGTCAATCATTTCACGCTTATGTTCGCGATAATTGTCCATACCCGTGAAACTGTTACACCATTCATCATAGTGATTGATGAGCCAATCGGCTGAGTAGATGTCGCCGACACCATATAGGTTTAGTTCGAAGAGCCGTTCAACTGAACATTCATCGTCCATTTGAGTGGTTTCGATGATTTCAGTATGTTGGTCTTTCCACATGAGTTTGACGGTTTCATGGGACAGATAGTCGGTTGAATAGTCTTCGTCGATATAGTTGAATGTTGCTTCAAAATTGTATTGTTTCAAGTTATCACGAATGGCATTGAGTGCTGTTCCGTAATCATGATTGAAAATGTCATCAAAGAAGTTTACAACTACGTGTTTGAATGAACCATTACCATCACCAAAGAAGTGAGATTCGTAGTCGTAATAGTCATCGAATTCTTCAAGGATGGCGTTTAGTTTGTCAAGTGGTTCGGGTTGGTTGATAATAGCGTTGTTGACGTCTCGAATGAGAAGGGGTGTGTTTGCTAAATGTTGTAGATAGAGCAAATAAGCGGCGTTGATATTGGTTTCGGCATAGATGGTGACTGTACCGGATGCTGTTGTTGGATTAGTCATGGTTATTCCTTTCCTAGTAGTTCGAGTAGTTGTTTATATTCTGATTCTGAAATGTGATAGGAGTGATTGTCGGTGCAATGCACGACACCGCCTTCGTCATAGGGTTCTACCATGACGATAGCGTTTAAGTTGAAGATGTGTTCTTTTAGGTGAAGTGGTTTCATTTGTTTTTCCTTTCGTTGAATGAATAGTTTGTGTACAATAGTATAAACAGCTAGCGGAATGGATAATGCTACACCTGTGCACCAGAATGCTAATGTTATTTTGGTAAAAAGTGACACGATCATTTGTTTTCCTTTTGTTGCCGTGCATAGGCATTTATGCGCTCTTGTGTTTTATCAATTTGTGATAGTTGTCCACAAAGACCTTCTTTTACGATTAAATATAGCGCATAGCCGAAGCCTATAAAAATAAGCAATAAGATGATTTCTGCAACCATTTGTTTTTCCTTTCTAATTACCACCAAAACATATGTTGGACTTGACTCCAAGTTGACCATAGAGCGTCATCGTCGTTCATATAAGTGCGTTCGATGAGCCACTTGCGCCAGTATGCTTGTGGTTTGTTGTCGTAATAGTGATAATACATATTGATTGGTGCGTGTTTGAACCATTTGAGACCTAATCGCAAGAACAATTTTAAATCAGCCAGTCTTTCTTGACTGAGAAGGGTGGTTACGTTTTGGATTAGTTCTTCTTGGAATTTGACCCATGCAAAATCGTCAATATTATCGGAGTTTTCAATAGTTTTGACGATATTTTTGTCGTTTTTATCAACAGCATCTGGGTTGTCGAGTTTTAGAGCCGCATAAATATAGAGAATGACGGCGTGGCTTAGTCCCCATGTGATAGCTGACCAGAAACCTCGTTTATGATAGTTACGTAGATGCTTGTAATAAGATTTTCGAAAACGTTCTGGTTTGAAGAACGGATAAGATTCTTCTAACTCGTAGATTGTTTTTCGAATATCTTCAGGGAGTTTGTAGTACATGGGGGTTTCCTTTCTGTATTATTCATCTTCCGGTTCGAACGGATATGTATTCGGATGAGTGTTGTTTAAATCAACTGTCAAGTAATAGTTTTTAGCCCATTCCACACAAACCAGGTCGTCGCGTTTTAATTCAACGTTGGTCCATTTAGCCAAGAGCTCACGCGTATCAAATCGTTGGTCAACGACAACACCGTAACCATTTGGTGTTTTGTGCATTTCAACGTTCATCGTTGGACGTTTTGCACCATTTTTAGTTTGAGTGTTTTCGTGATAGTACTGAACGTCAGCGAGGAATTCTTGCAAGAGTTCTTCCGTATCTTTTCCTTCGACAGGGTCGAAGTCAAATAGCCATTTGAGATGCTTTGAGTCGTAAGCATTTTCTTTGAGAGCTGCGAGAGCGGCAACTCGTTGCGGAAGGCTCGATAAGTTGAATTCATGGTCGAGCAACTTGTGTTGTAGGGCTTTGAACGTTTTGGCGTTACTACGAGGGTTGACTGAAACGTACATTCGGCACATTTCACCAAGCTCGCCCTGAGCAACAAAGGCTTGGAATTGATGGTGGAGTTGTTCCCGTTCTTTAGTTGTTGTGAAAGCGTTTCTGCGCTCCGTGAAGTTTGGCACAGTTTTGTTGTCTTTATTTCGTGATACGAAAAGAACGACAGTTAGTTTGTCGCTCTCATGGTTTTCGTAACGATTCCATTTATTGAAATTTCCCATAGGCTGATTCCTTTCTACTTGACCGCTGATTTTGGCACACGGTCAATTGTGAGTTTGTTATAGTTTTCGACGTGACTTTTTTAATGGTTTTAATGTCGTCGGTTTGTTTATGGTTCGGCCAGATGGTGACACATGCACAGCCAATACTTATGATTGCTATGGTGAGAGTTACAGCACTAATAATAATATCACCATCAATGATTAATGTGCCAAGACCATATACTAGTGTAACGGTTGCGAGTAATACTAAAATTACGCTTATACTGAGTAATACAGTGCTTCCGAAATTGTTTGTAAATAATTGTTCTGACATTGATTTTTCCTTTCTATTTTGTATATTGCTCAATTTCTGCGATTTCGTTTTTGATGAATTGAATGAATTTATTGAGTTTGGTTTTATCGACAGAAATTTTGTGAAAAATTCGTTGTTGTTTTGCCAATAACGGATCTGTCATTGACATTTGGGTATCTTCACGGTAACGATGACCCGAAATTCCTTTTAGAATATTAGCTTCATCATTAGTGATGTCTAAATCGGGAATTAACTTATAAATTTGATTTTGTGCAAACACTAAGAACCACGGATTAGACTGGTCGTCGTCACGTACTTGTTCGAGTACTGTTAGTAACTTTTCGTAGTGTTCTTTAAGTCGACGCTTTTCAAGAATGAGTTTATACAAATCTGTCAAGCCGTCGTAGACACGCAGGCGTTCTTGGTCGATCATGCGTTTTGCTTGGTTGAGTTTCTTGATGATATTTTTGTGGTTTGTATCTTTTGCGATAGTCAAAAGCGCTGTTTGACGCGGATTTTCACTCCAGGTGATATAGTTGGCGCGGCTCATTAATTTTACTTTGAACTGTTCTTTTTCGTTTTTGATGTAAACATATGGTGCAAGTCCGTGTTCGCGAATCAGTTCTTCGAGTTGGTCTTTTGTAATCATAGGGTTCCTTTCTAATTAATTGGTCAAAATGCTATAAAGTCGTGTGACGTCATCAGGTGTGTGCCCATCATAGTGGGGCGCATTTTCTAATTCAACGACGTCAAATTTGTTCCAGTGGTCCATATGATAATGATACGTGAATTGTCCATCGGGTGTGTTAATCCCCACGATAAAATAGTTTTCGAACATTGTCCCGTCGTCATGAAGTTTCGATTTCCACGAAATTGTTTTATTTTGGTTACAAATGATTGAAAACAAAATCATACGATGGTAATATAATTCGTTGAAGCTATGATATCCGTCAGATAATTCACCTCTTTCGGGAAGGTTGAATATTTTGTTTTGTATTTTTGCAAAATCGGACATGGTGGGCATTTCTTGTTTATTCATAAAATTCCTTTCTCTAGCACATCGGTTACATATAATTCTGACGGCACTAAATGTACATAGACATGTTTTAGTTCATCTTCGTTAAAAATTGACAGCGGTGATGGTTTTAAGAATTTGACAGTGCCTTCAATCCATGTGTCGTTGTTTCCACGTTCTTTTGCACGCTCTTTGAAAATGGCTTCGGATTGGTCTGTTGGAAGTGGTTTTAAATAGTGAACATCGTAGCTTAGTGCGATGATACCGTGCACAATTTCTGGATTTTGTGCAGTGAACACGTAATCGTACTTTCCTGATTTGACAGCTTCGTCAATCGCTTTTAGGTAATCCGCGAGACCGTTTTCCTTTGGTTTACGGTTTGGAATTCCTTTAAATTCTTCGGATGTCAGATGTTCGTAGCCCGTTTTATCGAAGAAATAGTCAGAGCTCTCAAGGTCGAGAACTTTTGCAGGATGATTTTGTGCGTAGTATGTCTTTCCCATGCAAGGAAAAGCTAGAATGATTTTTGTCATAGTTTCCTTTCTATTACCAATCGACTGTTCCGTCATCGTTTACGATAATCATTTCAATAGTCATATAATTGAAGGTTTGTTCGAGTCCTTGTTCAATAACGTCATCGATTTCTTGGTCATCGTCTCCGTACCATTCGTCGAGATGTTCGAGTAACCATTGTGCTGCATCGTCTGCACTTGTCGTGATGTATTGGCGAGCATAGGTTGATCTCGTGCGCCAAGGGTCATGATAATAAATTTCAAATAATGTCATAAGGTTTTTCCTTTCTAATTTTTTGCTCTCTTAATTCGTTCGAGCAATTCTTGAATAGTCGCATACAATACAAGTGGACTTTCAATTGTTTGTTCGGTAGAATATTTTACACCAACGTACTCGACAAGTTCTTGTGAATTTTCATCATATTCACAAAATTGGATATGTACGCCGTGTCGGATTGTGTGTTCACGACGTGGATATTCTTCAGATGTCACGCTAACTTTGATTTGCAAGTCAGGCGTGATTGATATTGTACATTTTGTTTCGTCTAACGGCTCAACACTTGGATAGAATGGTTCATCTAAAAATACGGTTCCATAATGTGGTTCGAGTTCTTTGTGGATGCGCTCCGCAAGGTTTTCTCGTGTGCGAGGTTCTTTGGTGAGTGTGATGAATTCACGGTATTTAGTCGGACGGGTGTCATTTGGTGCAAAGTCTTGGTTGTTTTTCGATACCAACTCGTTGAAGATTTCTTCAGCGAGTTCTTTTGCCTCGGTTTCGGAGTATGTCTTATAGGGATCCAAATAGGTTTCCATTTTATGACTAAATGGATTTTGAGGCATTGGATATAGATATTTTGAGTAATGGAGCGTATGGGTGAATACATCTCGGTAATCCAAATGATAGTCGACCTTTGACTCACTGTCACGGAATCGTAAATAAGTCATTGGGCTATATGGGCCATCATAGGATTCATGATGGAGATAGTCGTGTTCATCATCGATTTGTGGTTTGAGTGATTCGAAGCGTTTATCATAGTAAAGCACGAAATCGTTGTCTTCGAGAATGTAGACGAGTTGTTTTAATACGCGTGCTACGTTTAGTTCTTTGTCCATGCGGGTTCCTTTCTAAATTAGGTCGAGGAAAATTTTACGAATGTCGTCAGGGGTGACTTCAAGTTCGTATTCGTCACCTGCTTTTTCGATAGCAATGTATTCGATACCGTCTGGTGCAATGTCGTTTAGTTGGTCTGTGAGATCATCGATATTGTCTTCTAATGTGTCGGGATCGATTTCTAAGATTTCGTCATCTGTTAGATAATTTTCGAGTTGTTGCATGAGTTCTTTACTTGTCTCATCCGTATTAATCCGCCAGCAATCATTGTGTGCATAAACGAGAAGTTGTACGATGATGTCTGTTTCAGGTGACATAGTTGAATAGGTGTTTTTGGAAGTGAACATATCCACACCCGATTCGACTGTTACTGTATACGTGTCTGTTGTTTGCGCTTCTTTAATTTTTCGTAATGTTGCCATTGCTTTAGTATTCCTTTATTCCTAATTTTTTAAGGTAGTTATTATAAATGATGTAACAATTTTGGTAATTGTCTGCAACGAACAAATCTAATAGTTCGCTAAATTGTTCAACCCAGCCATAGTGTTCGGCACGTCTATAATAATCTAAAATGTCGTGAATATTATTTGCTGATAAGCCTAATGTCCAAAGTGGGTTTTCTAGTGTGAACAGTTGTGTAACGGTCAAGGTTTTCTCAAAGGTTGTCGGTTCCTTTAATAATCCCTCACGTTTCAAACGAAACGCTTTCTTGTTATAACGGCCATACTCAAATTGCAAAATGAAGTCAATTTGTTCTATTGTTAGATCAGTTGCTAGACTGAATCGCCTAGCTATTTCGTGTTTTTCGGAATCTGTGCAATTAGCCAACTTCATGAGATATTCTGGGTCACATCCGGCAGCGGCCAATCGAACCTCATAGTTTCTGTCTTTGATGAACTCATCGCGGTAAAGACCCTTCTTGGCCATTTCTTCACGAATGGTTTTGTCACTATGATGTTTCCAGAAATCATAATATTCAGAAGCATGTCCGTTTTGAATAAGTGTGCGAATTACTTCGGTTTCACCTCGTCGTAACAGATAGTCTACTTCCAAACCTCGGTCTGCAATTTCGAGCAGAATATCCAGTTTTTCTTTTTCGATATAAGGCTTCAGGTCGGTGATTTCACCGTTGTCAAGTTTTTTGATAAATTTTGCTAGTCTCATTTGTTTTTCCTTTTTATTCGATGATTGCCAGCGGGTAGTCAAATCCACCTTTTTCGTTGGGTTTGATTTGTAGTTTCGTACCGACAATTGCCTCTTTATTAACGATACCTGTTCGAATAGCGTGCTTAAGAACGATAGATAATACGTCTGATAAGTATTCTCCGTTGTTAACTGTGATTGTTTTTGTCATATATTTTTCCTTTCAATATCGGAAGAGTGGTTTGTTCGGCGACGTGATTGTTACTTCACTCGAATAACCATCGTTAAATAGTTGGTGACATGTAGCAATAGCGTCATCGCGGTTTGTGTAGAGCCCATACAACCAACCGCTTCGATGTGTATCTAGCTTTTCGTCGTAGGACTCTTCCATTGTGGCGGTTGCTGTGCAAACCGCGTGCACGATATCAGGCAATATTTCAATCGCACATAAACTATTGTCACGGAAGACATCCCAATCGTCTAGCTCATCATAAGTAATTTCAGCCAAAACGGATTGTCCGAAACGGTCATCGTTTAGATGAAGCATGTCAAAAGGTTTTGATACTTTGTGATTTTCGACAGTTGTGCAATGTTGAAATAATACACAGTCCTCAATACTATAATAAATATCCGTTAATTGTTTGTATTTTGTGAGGATATCCAACCGATAACTATTAAGGAGTTCAAGTAGACGGTCTGGATGGAGGGCTTCGATGTCGATGTGGTAGGTGATGTAATAATAGTCCATGTTTGCCTTTCTTGATTTAGTTGTTACAAGAGCTTTTGCAATTGATTTTGGGCAATTTCCAATCTCATGACTGCCACTAAATCAGTTGTCCCATAATTACTACGAGCTCTGCGAATAATATTTGCTTGTGCTTTGATTTGTTCCAGATGTTTGATGATGTCTTGGTGCTGTGTCATATTTTTGTGCGCTTCATTGTTACGCATTTCAGCTTCAATTTGTTCTATCGTTTCGATGAGTTCACCTAAGTGATATGGTGTTAGAGTGATAATTTTTTGTAATTGTTGGTTTATGTGTTCCATGTTTTTCCTTTCTACTAGTTCATGAAGAATATGGGGTTTGGGGCTATGCCCCATTTTACAGCATTGCGTACGCAATGCCTGTTTAGTTTGATTTCGTGATGAGAGAGGGGATTGGGGCTTTGCCCCATTAAATAGCATTTTTTGCGTATGCAAAAAATGCAAAAAAAATTAGGAAATAGATATCTATTTCCTAATTCTTCGGATAAATGTAGGTGTAGCTTCCACCTGATGATGGGTTGAACCATCCACGGTAATTTTGAATTCCTGCAGGGTTTGCAGCATAGGCGCTACCACCGTAGTTTGCTTCGAGTACTTGAATCATTCCGTCTTCTCGTACGTCTGTTACGAACGCAATATGTCCATAACCGCCGTCATTCCAAGAAATGAGTGCTCCAGCTACTGGCGCATTACCTGTTTTGAAGCCTGCGGCTGCGGCGCTAGCGGCCCACTGACCACCATTACCCCAGTAATCGCCAGCCCATGGAGCTAATACTTTAGCACCCCATGTACACTGACCCCAGGGATATGAGTTCGCGTGCGGTGTGTAATTCGGCACATAATGACTAACTACTGGTTTCCCTGTTGCAATGGCTTCGTTTTTCTTACGATCTGCTTCAGCTTTTTTAGCTTCTTCAGCTTTCTTAGCCTCTTCAGCCTTCTTGGCTTCTTCAGCTTTTCTAGCTTCTTCTGCGACTCGGTCCTGCTCAGCTTTTAATTCTGATTCAGCATTTTTTAGCTTCAACTCACATGCGTCTAATTGACTTTGAATGTTCAATTTCTGAGCTTTCGCGTCAGTTTTCCCTTTTAAATTAGTTAACTGAAGTCGGATGCTCGCCTGATTGACCTTCAAAGCATTTACATCTTCCGATAATTTCTGAACTTTTGTTTTCGGCGCCTGTTCAGTGGTAGGCGTCGCGGATTCATCCGCAAATACTGTCAACACGCTACCTTGGAGTGATGCGAGTAACACACCACTGGCAACGAGTTTTTTCCACGTTTGTGTCATATCTCTATGGATCGCGTTCGATCGTTCCTTTCGTTTTGATACCATTAGTATATCACATTTCTACCAAATTTACTACTCGCTATTGTTACAGTTCCGTTACAATTTAATGACTTTTCCGCTATAACAATGTTTTCCTTTTTGATAGACTGCGTTGGCTTCTTCTCGATTTAGAAGTTTATATACTGATAGTTGCCCATTACTTAAAGCTTTTTCGTACGTGATTTCATCATCTTCAGAAAAACTTGCTAAAGTGTTTGCATCAAACAGTTCTTTTTCGGCTGCCAAGGTCATATCAACAATCAGTTGCATGACACCTTCGCGAAAGGTGATTGGGGTGGTAACATTTAGTTCACCATCATACTGACTCACATATAAGTACTTAACTTCCATGTGTCAAATCCTTCCCTAACTGTTTGATGCGATCGGGTCTGAAATCTGACCATGGTTCTCCGACCTTGGGATACACAACGGGCATTGCCAACTTGACATCTTTTCCTTTTTTCAGCATATCGATGTATTCGTTCATTTGTCCGCTTTCTTCGATGTTTACTTCAATATAAGGAATGTTTTCTCGTGTCAATAGCATTTTTGTTTGCTTACACTTGACACAATTGTTTTTAGAATACACAATTGTATCATTTGGATTTGATTCTTTTGTAATCATCTTTCCCTTTCTTTTCAAAAAAAATAGAAACATGTGTTTCTATTTTTGAATGACTTGTCTCAGCCATTGGTGTAATTCATGACGGTCATGGTGATATCCACTCATATAGGAATCGATGGTAGCTTTCATATCCAAATACTGTAAGTTTTTCAGCATAATCCTTGGCTCGTATCCAGCCTTCACTCTTCCGTTACGAGTAAAGATACTATGGTCCTGTTCATGAAACATAAATCTGTGATATTTTTTCTGTTCCTCTTGGAGCTTTTGTTCATATCTGGCGATTTGTGTTGTCAAATATTCAACGGTTTGTTGTTGTTCATCTGGATAAGCCACTGCATCGACTAACGTTTCTACACATTCTTCTTGTAAGTCTGTGCATATGGTTTGAAGAAACGTAGGTGCAATATCACATTCGTTGATGATTCGCATACAGCCCCCGATATCACCTTTATTCAATTTTCGAGTTAGCTGTTTCATATTTTCTTCAATATATGTAATCACTCCAATGGTTCCTCCATTCGACCTCGGGTTAGATCCGTCAAACCTTTTGATGTCACTCTTTCAATTTTGGTAAATTTACCCTCAGAAAGAGTAGCCATGTAAAACGATGGGATTGCTGGGTCATTTTTACACAATTTGGCATAATAAGTTGACGGTGTCAACCCGGTCATACCATTGGTGGTGTAGTCTTTAAACCCATTTGCGTTTCCGATATCATTTGTCAGTTGGACAACGAATTCATAACGTTCTTGGTCATTCGTCAATCGATAAACCGTCTGTTCGGGTGTTTTTTGCATATATCTCAACAAAGGGATATCGGAAATTCCGAGATCCCTTGTCAAGATGAGGACACGGCGTGCCATGCATCACCTCTTACCAGATTGATGCGGCTGTATCTTCGCCTGCTTGTTCTACAGATGCCCCTGCAGTTTCACCTACAGCATCTTCTTGTCCAAAGATTTTACCACGTCCACCGCGAACAAAGAGTTCTTCTGGTGATTTGTCACGTGCTTCAAGTTTCAAACGGTAGTACAAGTTACCTTGGTGTTCAGACTCAGTGAACGTAACTGTTACAACCGTACCTCCTTTAAGATAGTAGCCGAGGTTTCCATCTGGGTTTTCATTGAAGTCAAACAATGAATAACGACCATCTGATGTTTCGATGTTTGCGAATTTACCTGGCATGTTTACTGTGAATTGCACTGTTGCTTCTGGGTTTGCTCCGATAGCAGCCACAACAGCAGCTTTAATTTCTTCTACTGGTGTTCCAACATTAAAGTTTGTAGACGCTTGGTCAGACCATTGTGCTGTGTCATTTGCTTTAAATGCGAAGTATTTGAAACGTAGAGTTCCTTTCTTTTGCGGGTTTTTAGACTGACTGATCTTCACGGCAAACAAATCAGCTGGTACGCTTTCCAATTCACTTGGTTGAACAGACAATACCAAACGACGTGATGGTGTACCATCAATTTTAGTGCTTGGGAAGATTGATACAGGTGCAGTACAAGTAAATGTTGTTGACATATGATGTCCTCGTCAGACCACACTTTATGTGTGTTGCTTCTACCCGCGGCGTCTGACTGCCTTTCTTTATTTGTTTTGTTAAATTAGTGTTTTAAAATTAGGTAGATAATCTTAGTCCGACTCATTTTTACAAGATGTTCGTCACACACCTCAACCTTTTGGTATCATCATTATATCATGCATGATATCTACTGTCAAGGGAAATTTGCAAAATTTTTGAATTTTTTTTGAGGTTGTGAAAACCTTTTCGATATGAGTATTCCATGTATGATAGATACTATGAAGCCTCACCACCCAAAGACGTTTGGGGATGGCGCTTATGTCGTCGAGTTCCGCGGTTTCAGCTTCGTCCCAATGACAGATTTCCTTCTCTGACCATACGACCTAAGCCTGAGTTTTTGATGCTAAAGCAACAAATTCACTTCTTAGGTTAATGAGGTCAGACAAGGTGCAGGTGCTCCTCTTAGCTACCTGAGGGACTTTTGCCTCAAGCGCTAACCGTTGCGTTGCCATAACGGTTTTTAATAGGTGCCGGATAAAATACCGAGCACCGATGTTATAAGATGCGTTTAAATCCGCATTGTAAGTTTTGCCATTTGGAAATTCCATAAGAGCATAGGGTGTTTCTGGCGCAATTTCACGTCCGCGTTTGGACCAGCCAGAACCATCAAAGGCTAATCGGCTGGTATATCGAGCGTTTACTCGAGCAATTCGTAAGCCGTATTGATGTGCTCGTTGGGCTAACACCTTGTAAATCCGTTTATAACGCCAGAAATGAGCGCGTTTGACAATGTTTTTACCCTTGAAGTCTAAATACTCAAGAACGAACACGTCAACGCCATGCTCGTTTCCAAAGTCAAGGATAGCTTGAACTGTTTTATCGGCAATATCTTGGCTGATTCCGGCCACACTGCGCCAAAGCCTTTTATTGTGACGGGAACCGCGTTTTTGATTGCGTTTGATACGCCCTAGTTGTGTGTTCAGTCGGTCGTGCTCTTTGCTAAACGAAATGAATGTTCGTGCATAAACCGTACCGTCTTGACCCATAATGGTACACGTAGCGTCCGTATTTAAACCCAAATCCACGGCGCAAATTTTGCTGATGGATTCTTCTTTTACTAACTGAACTTCTTCCTCGTAAGAAAAGGTTGCATAAAAACGACGTCCTTTCTTCTGAATGATAGGAACGTTTTGTTTCTTGCCGGTTAAGTAGGTTTGGTAATAGGTGCAATCAGATGTTTTTAGTTTGTAAGTTTCGTAAACCCAATCGCCATTTTTGAACACTTTGAGTTCGACGGTTTGTTTGACTGGGTCAAAATTGCGAAAGAGGTTGTTTTTATAATAGGCAGGATAAGCATAGTGATTGAAACTCAATTGTGGAGCTTGTCCTTTAGGGTCCTTTTCCCAATTTGCTAAGTTACTACGATAAGAAGAGACGATACCAAGAGCCAGATTGAGCACCGCTCTACGTAAATATGAAGGGAACTTAGGAAATTCTTCATCAAAGTTGTATCGGGCTTGATTTTCATCAGTGGAATGAATGAGTTTCTCAGTATGTGTCATACGTTGTTTTGTATACTCAAAATCCATCAGTTCATCCCAATGTGCATCCACGATAGGGATAATAAACCTAAGAGCTTCACGATAAATACGAATAGAGTTTTCCAAAGATTTTAAATCACCAGTTAACTTCATCGCATAACTTGACGTTATTTTCATCGGGTTCATTATGTCCGTCTCCTTTCTTTTAGTATACTTTTATTATATCAGAACAAACCTGTAGTTTCAAGAAATCATAAACTGTTACTGACTAAGACCTTAGCCAGTAACAGTTTTTTCAAAAAAATTGCAACCATTAAGATGGTTGTAATTCATTGCGCCACACGTCTGCAAAGTTTGCAATCATGTCGACGTATTCTTCTGTATCCAGTTGTTCTTCAATGGCCTGAAGTTCATCTTCAGTTTTCTTGAATAGTGACGTGTTATCCATATGGACATGAGCTGTGTGTGACAAGTTGGATATTTTTTGCTCACCAAGAATAGAGACAGATCCCTTTTCCCGTTCGTCGTTAGGTTTTCCGTAACCGTTCAAGGTTCGGTAATCACCAACACGAATTGCGTCAGCAAACTTATCCAATACCTTGAGTTTACCGAGTCGTGAGACGACACTAGGGTCACCTACTGGTGAATTATCCGGTAATGTTTCGATCATCTCATCGTAGTTCATACTTGGTTGACGTTTTGCTGTTGCATATCGTTTCAACTGAACACCTTCTTTTGTCAACCACGTACGGATAGTGCCTGGATGTACCTCATCATTTGAGTCAATGAAAATACTTCCACTAGTTGGTCGCATTACCCATGCCGTCATTTTGATAAAGGTAAACAAGTCAACTTCATCCCTATATTCCTTCAAGGCTTTGCGGATGAGGTCTTTGTCGATTGGTTTATTTACGATATCATCGTTTTGAAGGTATTTCACCAACACGGCATCGACTAGGGCTGGGTGGGTCAATCGCTTATCAACCACGGGTCCACCGTGTGATGTTAAGGTACCACCACGAGCCGATAACACCTCACCTTTTTCTTGGTCAATTTCGGCACGGTTGTTTGTGTCTTTCGAAATCAAGAAACATGGCTCTGGGTCGATTTGTACTAACAACTTCTCCAGTTCTCGGTCTACGATTTGTTTGTTCAATTCTTCATCAATATCAAACACATAAATACCATCTGTATTTGATGACGGTACACGTGCACCATGAATGGCCAAGGCTTGTGCGATGATCCATGTCATCAACTGACCAATAATCCGCATTGAGACCGCTTTATTATTTGCACGCACTTTCGTATCAAATCCACCGTCCAGTACACCTGAAGCTGAGTTCAAAATCAATTTGTACCCTTCTTGCATGATGTTCGTTTCAATCCATTCACGTGATTGGAACTTGATAGTTTTCAGTTTTGATTTGATGGCAATGCGGTGTTCATAAATTTCACGATAAATATCCTTACCATGACCGTCGTAGAAGACTCCCATGTTGATCAAAAGCATGGGATAATAGCCGGCGAAGTCTTGGTGGACGCTTTGTCCTGCTGATGTATATCGATATCGTTCTAATAGTTTCTCACTCTTAGATTTCTTATCGTAACAAAACGGTGTGAATTCTTCCGGGTCGATAATTTCATCACATTCTTCCGTCTGATGGAAAAAGTATGGAATTTCGTGCATAAGGTGGGCTGGATAACCCTCAACCACTGTCCGTGATTGAATTTTGATCAAATTGTACAGTTTCTGACTCACTTCTTTTTTTGGAATGAGTGAGACATATTTGTATTTTTCTTTTAGCTCCTTAATTTTTGCCCTATCACGCATTAATTGCTCGATAAAGATTTCAGCACCATGGATACCTCCTGATGAGAAGTTCACGTGCGTATATGAATCGACACCATTTGCGTCAATTAACGGCAAGTAGGTACCAAAAGTATCCAGCAACTCACGACGCTCTGCTTTTTCATGGGGCGCAATACCATATTGTAAAAAGTGGTTTGTTGATGTGTTCCAGTTTTTACCCCTAAATGCGTCATAGAAGTTATAGATGGACATAAACTTGGCCAAATGAGCTTTGGCGGCTTTTGGGTTGTTCTTCAGAACCACTTGATATACATTTTTGATATACCAGTCCTTGGCATACTCAAGGATATCAAATTGTTCAATACCACGCTCTTTAGCAATATGCGGTGCCGGATACATGAAGTGGCATGTTGGATAGTCCTCAATGGGTTTATCTGGCGCAATGATATTTTCTACAAACTTCGCCGATGATGAATTGACGGTCACGCCATTTCGATCCAAACGGTCACCATATCGTTCCAACAAGGCACGACGAATCTTTTCGGTGATTTCGAGTTTAGTTCCTCTGTAAACCACGTCCCGAAATTCTGTAATATCGTTGATATTATAGAGGGTATCGGAATAAATATCGTCCGAATGTCCGGATTTATTCGATTCACTTTCAATGATGGATCCGCCTAACATACCAACTAGGGTTTTCAAACCGATCATAATACGCCCACGGTCGACCATGGTCTCGTTCAGATATCCTCCGTCGACTTGATTAGCGTATTGTTCATAGGGTAAGGTGGGAATGCGGTGTGCTGTATTATCAATCAAACTATCTGAAAACTGTCGCAGTTTAGCTGGTGTTGTTTGTGTTCGTCCAGCGACTACCGTTCGCTCAAAATAGTTCATCATTTGAATATCATAGGACAAACCATTATATGAGTAATACCAGCCTTCTTTGGGTTTTACCTCTTCCTCTTTCGTCCCTAGAAACTGGGACAATAAGGAATTGCTACCCATACTCGGAATGTGTCGCTTGAAATGCCACAATAGCCGTGAAGCGTCATGAGCAATGTTAAACAACTTGTGTTTCAACCCTGAGTCCTCACACGCTTTTTTAACAGCTAAGGCATCTTCAGCACGCTCTACCAAGTAATGCATTTCAAGTTCATTATTTTCATCATATAAGCCAACGCAGAAGAAGTTATCGTAGGACTCAATATCCCAAAATAGCTGTTTCTTGACCATTAGCCGCGTCCTTTCTCAACCCGAGTAAAGACCTCGTACAATACGGCTGCAAAATCAGCGTTACAATACAAAGCTGTATCCGCTCGACGAATCAACCATAACTTCATCAACTCTGCATTTTCAAACGTAAAGACCTCGCCTGCAATGGCGATGCGGTAATGTCCGTTTGGCTCGAGTTCCTTTACACGCATACCTGGTGCAGTATAGTTGCAGTCAATACGCAATCCGCCGTCAGGTGTTCGCACATCCAGTCGATATCGGCGTGTTTTGGTGAATTTGATAATTTGATTTTTTTCAAATACGGGCACTCGCTTCACTTTGTGTTGTGATGCGTATGTGCGCAAATTACCTTTGATTTTTTCTTTCAGTGCGTTGAATTGTTCTTGCTCCATTCATTGTCCTCCTTCCTATTGAGCCATTGCCTGTTCGATTTCCAAATCTAAGTTGTAATGGATCGGTGTTGTAAATCCATCCTTCTTGATTGTTTCAATCATATGAGGTAGGTCATCTTTTGTGTCCATATAATGTTGCAACTGACGTTCAAGACCTGAGTAGTTTCGTTTTTCCTCAGGGAGTACGATTTCAGCAGCAAATTCATTATACACTTCGACATGACTCATTTTTTCATCTTTGATGGTGAAACTCATAATGGGTTCACCTGAAATGAGAAATGTCATATTGTTTTCATCAAATTTGATTGTCATACGCTCTTCCGTTTCTGTTTCAATTTTCAGGTCATCGTTTGTTAGTTCGGTAGCGGTGTCAATCACCATTCCCTTCTCTTGTGCAATTTTTAACACTTCTTTTGTCGTTTCACATTTCATGTATGCAAACTTCTCAAACGGCAGTCCACGGAATTGTTCTTGTAGGTGTTCGATATCATCAATCGCTGCGGATACATTCACACGCAAGGGTTCCGCCCCGAATTCACGTAAGACATCAAGGCTTGTATCCAAGTTGTATCCATTAATGATAGCATCATTTGCCCGCAATACGTTATCGGCGAAATCTTGGCGATCCTCATCAACATATTCAGCATTTGACGTATCATAATTCGCTTCAAACGTGTCTGACCAGTCTGGAATTTGTAAGCATCTTCCGTAGTCCATGTTAACTGGTGTGGCAGTATCCGTTGTGACATCATAGGCGACGACAAAGTTAGATGGATTATTTAATCGATCCATGTTTCCTAACAAAACGTCAACTGACGCCTGTTCCAATAAAAATTGTCGGGCAGTATCTTCGGGTACTTTGTTATTTGATAACAATCGAACCAATGTATCCAGTCGTTCCTTTTGCGGTTTATCCACTACTGTTTCAGCGTATTCTTCGATACTAATAGCGACATTTGATTCAATAGCACCGTTACTCCCGATAGAAAGAACTCGCTCTACTTCATTGTCCTTTAGGAATACGTCTGAACGTGTCCCACTAACTGGTTGACCTTTATGTTCAAATACTTCAAATGTATAATCGGCATGTCGGTGTGTGCTGACTAAATTGCGAGTCACACAGGCGGCAATACTTTCTGATACAGAAGAGTACTTATAATCAAACTTGTTTTCCCATTCACCTGAAATGGCTGGGTTTAGTTCGTCTAATTTAACGAATTGGTCAACTCCGTCAATTGTAACGATCCCTTTATGCTGTAGTCCGTTCAATTTTTTGTGACCAAAGTTTTCTAATGTAATCACGATATATTCCTTTCTAATGAGGTTCTATACTATCATTATATCATAGTTGGTAACTATTGTGCTATAAAATCTATTTTCGCTATTTCCGAACGTTTCTCCCGAAGGTGGGTGATTTTGGCACTTGGATTGGAAAAACGTTCGGGACATCCCGAACAATGGCCCAAATTGAGTGAAAAATACGATAACATTCGTAGAAATCGGCTGTTTTAGGGTCATTTGGATGGATTTGGAGAAAATTGGATTCCAATTTGGATTAATTGTTAGCGCTTACAAGTGCTGGTATGACTGACTTTCTACTCTAACCTCATCGTTTTTGAAAAAAAGTTAGAAAAATTTTGATAAGTGGTCAGAAAAAATTTTTTTTGTGAAATCGATGCTTTGATGTTCAAACAATACAAAATCCCTTCATACCGGGATTTGAGAACGCTTACAAAAAATCCAAATTTCAATCCAAATTCGTCCAATTCACAAACTTAGCCGGTATAATAAAGATGCCAACGTTCGGATTTTACTGAATGTGCTCATTAATCCATTTTAATTCATCATCCGTAAATTTTACCGATCCTGAAAATTCTTTTCGATTTTTGAGCAAATCGGTTCGATACAGTTTCGACACTTGTATACCGACAACCTCCCCACGTTCATTTAAAACGCCAGATCCACTACCTCCTGATTCGACATAATTGTCCGTCACCCACAAATGGTTGTGTTCATCCGTTACAATGGTTCCTGTTGTTTCATATCCTTGTTTCATTTTTCCGTCAACCGATGGATATCCTAAAACCGTCAGCTGAGTTGCTTGGACCATTTTGGCAAGAGGATAATAGACATGCTTCGTATCCATAGTAATGATGGCCAGATCATCATAACCACCTCCGTCATATTTGTTTTTATAACGGGTCACATTTTTTACCGATACGATATGGAGATGCCCATCGTCGACTGTTATGGTTTCCGGGTCTTTGTGACGCTCTTGATCATGCACAACATGAGCGGCTGTTAAAATTTTGTTCGGTGCGATATAGACACCACTACCAAAACCTACAACATCATCATAATTTGCCGTAATTTTTACGACAGGAGTTTCATGAAAGGTTCGCTTTTTCATGACCGCCACGGGTTGCATGCTGTGTAATGTATAAGCAAGTGGTTTTTCGTAAAAAAAAGCAAGGCCTAAAAGACCTATGCTCATTGTCATGATAAAACTGGTTGTTGCATTCATACGCATGTTGGTGATAACCCCGTTTCTAACATCAACTCAGACGGTTCTAATTCAGGCCGTTGTACGGCTACCCGTCGATTTGTCGTGTAGTATAGCAGGATGTCCTTTGCACGTGTGGTTGCCACGTACATTAAGCGACGTTCATCTTGCAATTCTTCAGGGTTATTGCGCATTGGAAATACACCGTCTTCCACACCGACAACAAATACAACCTTCCATTCTAAACCTTTGGCTCCATGAATGGTTGCAATGGTGACCCCTTCGGGATGTTCTTCTTTGACGCTGGACGCCATATCAAATGTAAAGTTGGTTGCGATGTCAAACAAGGTATATTCTTGATCACCTTGTTCTTCCTCGTACTTAGTCATATACTCATTTACGACTTGGTGCAACATTTCAACGTGACCCAAATATCGTTGTTTATCCTTCAATCCATCGATCCAGGTCAGATATCCCGTGCGCTCCAATAAGAATTCGACAGCTTGTTGAAGGTTCATATCCTTGTTGTGCTGAATAAGTTCATTGTACACGGTACTGTAAGCCTGAACTTTTTTCTTCAAGGCTGGGGTCAATTCGTCAATATTATCCGACAAGATATATTCGACCAAGGATTGTTCGTGTTTTGCCGCATTTCCTTCAAGTTTTTTGAGTGCTACAGCACCAATTCCTCGTTTTGGTCGGTCTAAGGTTGCCATAAAGGCATAAATGTCCTTAGGGTTTGTCATGATTTTCAAGAAGTTCATCATGTCAACCATGACTTCAGATTTCATAAAGTCTGCGAATTTCGTTGTATCATTGATTGGGAGTTGTGCTGCGGATAACTTTTGTTTTAGGATGGGTAATGCTGCGCGTGAACGAATGAGAATAGCCATGTCTTCATAGGCAATTCCACCTTGCTCATGCAGGGCTTTGATTGTATTGAGGACGTGCTCTGCTTCTTGACTATCATCGGCTGTTTCATACCATTTGATGGCTTTGAGACCTTCGGGTGTTCGGTGTGCCTTCATGGGTTTTCGACTTGATTGCCCTTCTGTGTTAATGGCAATCACTCGGTTACCGATATCCAAAATTTCTTGCAAGCTTCGATAGTTGGTTGACAAGTTATACACTTTGTATACTTTCGTATACTCATCCATAATTTCAGGCCGTCCGCCTCGGAAGGAATAAATGGATTGGTCAACGTCCCCGATGAGGGTTAGTCTTGTTCCTGCGATAGCTTGAACCCAAGCGTCTTGTAAATAGTTTGAATCCTGAAATTCATCAACAATGGTATGAATAATGGTTTGTTTGAACGAGTCGAGCAAACCATTTTGTGCCATCAAGTAACTCACAAACAAAATCATATCATAGGTGATGACATTGGTTTCACGTGAGTGTTCAATTGACTCCTTAAAAATGTTATAAAGGGCTTCAACCACTTCGCGCGCTTCGACTTTGTTCAATCGAGCAAAGTTAAAATCCTGATTTCGCAGACGTGCATACACATCCTTATCAAATTTACCCGTCAAGAGGTTGGTTGGGTGTGCATTATTGACCAATGAACTGAGTGTTCCCGCAATTCGACCGTATTCCGTTTTACCAAGTGATTTGCCATCTTGATAATCTGTCGGTTTTAACATCCATTTACGAAACAATTCGGTATATTCGTGGGCATTTTCGAGCAATCGTCGATAAAGTACCTTGGTTGATGATTCGTCAACGATTGAAAAGTTTGGATTTAACCCAACTTCGATGGCTTTGGCACGAATGAATCGACTCATGATGGAGTGATAAGTGCCTGTGATAACCCGTTTCATTTCATCATCGGTCAAAGTTTCAGACAGTTTATCACGTAATTCATCTGCTGCATTTCGAGTGAATGAAATGAGCATAACATTTCCTGAAGGATAGCTTTTGAGGATCTTTCTAGCACGACCAACAAGTGTGGTCGATTTACCGGACCCTGCTGCCGATGCCCCAATCACAATTTCATCAATCGGCGCATCAATTAGTGCTTGCTGTTCTTCATTGTATTGCATGTAGGCAATACCTCCTTATTATTAACGCTTATCAGGATTCATCAATAGGTGTAATGAACATATTTGGCCCATTCCAATAGGTGTCATGTTCCGTAGATTCCAAATCAGATGCCGGTTCATGTTTCATTAGTTCCGCAACATACATGGGGATCTTTGCCAGTGTCAATTGTTCATATGGTTCGATAAGAACTTGTAGTTCTTCGGGCTCCTTTGATGCATATCCATTTTTAAGCTTCTTCATTTTTTTATCATAAATTCCGTACGTTGTCAATGGTTTTACCTTTCTAACAAACACATCAAAAGGCCTTTCGGCCTTTTGATTATTTGAATGCATTTGCAAGGTCAGCGATTGCTTCCTTGAAACTATCACGGACGGCATCACGAACAACCTGACGGATTTCTGATTTGATTTCTTTTACAGTTTCTTCATCCAACAATACATGTTCTACTGTTTCTTTTGGTGTTTCTTTGGCACCTTTTGCTTTCTTCGCTTTCGCTGTTTTAGCTTCAGCTTCTGCCTTGGCTTCAGCTTCAGCTTCTGCCTTGGCTTTTGCTTCAGCTTCTGCCTTCGCTTTAGCTTCAGCTTCAGCTTCTGCCTTCGCTTTAGCTTCAGCTTCTGCCTTGGCTTTTGCTTCAGCTTCTGCCTTGGCTTTTGCTTCAGCTTCTGCCTTCGCTTTAGCTTCAGCTTCTGCCTTGGCTTTTGCTTCAGCTTCTGCCTTCGCTTTAGCTTCAGCTTCTGCCTTCGCTTTTGCTTCAGCTTCTGCCTTCGCTTTAGCTTCAGCTTCTGCCTTGGCTTTTGCTTCAGCTTCTGCCTTGGCTTTTTCTTCAGCTTCTGCCTTGGCTTTTGCTTCAGCTTCTGCCTTGACTTCAGTGTCGGCGCTTGGTTGGGTTGTAGCTTGCGCTAACAAATCATCGAATGACGTTGCTGCGTTCGGTGCTGGAGTAGCCGGTTTATCATTTTCCCCGAAAATATCTGTGTCGACACGATAATTTTCAGTTTCATTCGTGTTTTCCGTAGTTTCCTCGACTTCAGCTGGGGTTTCAGAAATTCCTGCCTGTGTCAACAAGTCATCGAAACTTGGTACTTTTACGGATGGTTCGACAGGGGCTTCTGTAACTGCTTCAGGAGTTTTCTCTTCATTAGTTGTTTGTGACACTGCTGATGTAGGTACCCCTGCTTGTGCCAATAGTTCGTCGAATGATGCGCTAAATACGTTTGCCATGTTTTTATTCCTTTCTTATTTGAACGTCATACGTCGGTCCCAAATGGAAATTAATTGACGTACTTGTTGTAGTGTTTCTGGTGTTCGTTCTTCGATGACCCCTTTGATCATATCAAATAAGTCATCTTCGGTTTCTAATTGTTGTGCGATATTACGTTCCAACAACCAATCTTTATCTGCTTGCAAATCTGTCGGTAGTTGTTGCAACAAGGTCCGATCACCTGTTGTGAAATATTGCCCAAAAGTTTTTGCGACATTGCTTGTTAATGGCATTGTCGTGTAAATTGGATGCATTACCGCATCCGCTTCACGGATTAATTCTGTAACAATCAACTCAATCGGTGTCCAATCGGAAATGTTTTTATCCTGTGCTCCCGAATTCACTTTTGGAAACAAGGCCATCATTTGTCGTGCGATTAATGATGCGAATGTTGCTTCTTTAAGTAAATTTGTGGTTCTCAACACCCGGTCTACCATTTGTGTGAAGGTGTTCACTTTTTCGTTCAACCGTGCGGATACTTGAGCCTGTTGCTCATTTCGTCTGCGAACAATATAAGCATTGATTGTTGGATAGCCAATCTCAGCTAGTTTATTGTTCAACAATGTTTTGTAGTTTTTATATGCAGCTGTCAATTCCTTATTATATGCTTTCATGGAATTTTCAACTAGCGCTACAAGTCGTTTTACTTCTTTTACATCATCGGGCGTTAAATCAGCATCACTTTCAATAGATGGCAATAGTCGATTTACTTCAGCTTCAATGGCCGTCCACGTTTCAGCTGATACTTGATAATTTGACATCGGGGTCCTTTCTAGAGGACCTTACCAGTCCTCGCCTAATGGAGCTTCCCAATCACTTGGGCGCTCATAAAACATACTAGATCGGTGAATTTCATAATATTTACCGTCTGGTTTGAGATGATCTTTCACATAAGCGCGTGCTTGTTGTTTTGACAAGTGTCGCATATTTTGAACGGCCCGAAATAGACCGCCCGCCATATCGCGAGGAATGAGCGGATAGTTTTTGCGTACCCACTTATTCAATTCATCAGAGGTTAAGGTTTCGAAATTGAAACCATCATCCAACAAGCTCACACCAGAAACGATATATTCTCGGAGCCATTCTTCATCATAGTTTCCTTCAAGAAAAATGACATCAAATTTATCCAACCCGTACAAACCTTTTCCTAATTCGGATGGTTCTAGAGTATCCAAATCTGTTGAGTATAAATATCGTTCGTCTCCTTTGGTTAAAATATATGCGTAATTAATGATGTCCCAATGTTTTTGGGCCAATGCTGTGACATGGTATTCTCCACAGTCAAATTCACAAGTTTCTGGAATACTGTGGACGTTCTCATAGTCACGCCAGTCAAGTTTACCTTCGTCGTCCAATTTCTCACGCACACCTTCTGGTAGATATACGTCTTTTCCGGCTTCAATAAAGGCCCTGACTAATGGTTTATTAAAATGATCCGAGTGTTTATGGGAAATGAATACATGTTCGATATCATCAAACGATGTCAGTTGTTCTAATTTTTTTTTCGTTAATCCTGCATCGATCAGGATGTTATCAATCAAAACAGCATTCCCTTTGGATCCTGTTGTTAAAATTCGATATGTAATTGTTATCACTGTCCTTCGATTTCATTTTCATGCAACTTTTTCAACTTTATGATATACTATTAGTAGAAATCAGAAAGTAAGATAAAGGAGCTATAATTATGGCGATTGATTATAATGCCCAAGCTGAGGCTCGCCTTTCTCGTATGGACGAACTCTTTCGTCGTGCAGAAGCCTTCCAGTTTGAAATGGCAAAATTACAAGAAGCATATGGTATTACCCAAACAGAAGAATTCTCTCAAATGCCTGTTGATGACCAACAAAATATCATTGATGATGTGATGAACTCTTATGAAGCATCACAAACAAGCGTTCAAGAAACTCAAGAAGCTTATGAAGACATCAATATTGATGACATTATCAACTCAATGGATCTCGGAATCCAATTGTAAGGAGGTGTTTCTATGACTTGGACTACTATCGAGCATTTGCTCAATCATGACCAAGCTGTTGAGCGTGTTGCTGAACGCCTCAACAATTCGCCTCTTATGTTGGACTGGATTGATGACCGCGCCTATGATGAATGGAACGGCGTCAATGACCCTGAGGACCTAGCAGAAGGTGTTATGAACCAACTGTATGGAGTTGAAGGTCAATTCCAATATGTTACGGCTGAAGCACTAGATGCTCTACCAGACCAGGCATACCAAGACTTGATAGACTCGGAGTTTATGTCTTGGGGTACGACGTGCGATGACGTTGCAACTGCACTATCAGCAACTGAACAACGAAATGGTGATGTTCTCACCTCTCAAGAAGTGCTTGAAACTCTTCCTTATTTCGGAGTTGAAAAACCAGCACCCATTCTTGATGACTATGACGCGTCTTTGCCAACCTTTGTCACTACCCATGATGGTCCAATGAACCCAACTCAAGAAGCCTATAATCAACTATCACCTGTTCAGCAACAATTTTTAGCGACAGCTTCTGAGGGCGTTGGTCGGTCATTTGTTGTCGATTCAACTCGTGAGTTTGCACACGGTGCTGAACAATTCCGTTCAGATAATCCAATCATTCAAACTCCCTATTCGGATGAGGAAAATATTGCGCTTATCAATGAGTTGTTCAATCTACAAGAAGACGGTAACAGTCTCCAACAATAGAAAAATAAAAAAGCCCTTTCGGGCTTTTTTATTATCGTGTCACAACCACGTATTTGCCAGCTACTTTTGTGACCAATTCTGTGTTACGGAATGGTTCATTCACTGGGCGACGAACATCTTCACCGATTCGTGTGGTTACATTCAATTCAATCACAGGAAATTCATTACGGTGTGCAATCGCAGCTACTTGCAATTGACGGTTTGCTTCATCCGTGAGGTTGTCTGGAAGTTCGCCGTCATTGATGTCACGTACCAATTCCGCAAGGCCGATACCCAATTCAAAGTTGCCGTTCCCCGCAGCTGCAAAGTTTGCGGCAAGGTTTTGTACACGTTCGATGAGTTCTTCGTCACTGCGAAGCAATTCAGTCAAATCTCCCTCGTCGAGACCTGGATACATGAATTCGATTGTACGTTGCTCGTCGCTTGTCAGGTCGTAATAGCTTGTGTCATCGTCTTCATTGTAGTCATCGTCATAATCTGGGTTTTCGAATCGGATAGCATAAATAGCCGGATATTCATCTTCGTCATCTTGGAAAAAGTCTACCCCAGCTGTGGCTGCGCGTAGCACAAATGAGAAGGTATCTCCGTCTTCTACCAATGTCCAGTTTTTGAGGTTTTCTGTGGCTACATTTCGTGCGATGGCATAGTTTTCTGCCAAGTCTTTTACGGATGTAAAGCGGATTTCTTGTCCATTTGCTTGCATTGTTACTGTTCCGTCTTCTGCAAGGTCGATTGGCAAGATGTATTCTTCGTTGTTAAAGTTAAAATATTTTTCCATGATAGGTTCCTTTCAATTATAGTGAAAATTGTGTTTTAAAGACTGACCCCTTCACCGCAGGATCAGAAAACTGAGTTAACCAATAGGCGACATCAATCACGTCAGTATTGACATGACCGAAAACAACTTCAAGTGTACCCGAATTCAATCCGTCGTAATCTGTTTTGGATTGATAAGCGTCCAAAATATGATGGGAATGGATGCGCATGATAGGTACACCTTTTACGGTCTGATACCAATATGTATCATCAACTATGGTATTTGCTGATGTGTTATACTGTGGTAGAATAACAATCTTCAAATCCCCATCGTAGGGCAAAATAGGAAACTGTGTATAGTGTTGTTCATAATCTTCGTTTGTGACGATTAACACTTGAGCTTCCAAATTTGCCATTTTTTGCCATTCGCGAAAATATTTCGCAACCACTCGAAACATTGGCAAATACTCACCAAAATCAATCGGATGTCCGTTATCGAACATTCCGAGTGATGTCAATGACCATTTTTTCGATTCCTTGTGAGTTTCAGGAATGGCTTGAACAAATTCTTGAAATGGATTCACAATATGTCCTTTCTTTTATTATACCATTTACGCCGGAATTGTGCGAACTTTTGTAGTAAAGTCCTCGAGATTGCTCTCATACACGTTTCCGACGAGCTCTTTGTCATTCATCAATGACATGACAATATTTGCAATAATGTCTCCGTTGCGTGAATTTGCCATCATCGCTTGTGGCTCACTTTCAACCACTTCATCGCAGGACCGGACAATTCCGGGATTATTGTCTTCAATTTCATTAAGATGTGGATACACCTCAAACATGTTTGCCAATTGTGTCAAAATTCCATTGTCAAACGGATTTTTCTTATCCGTTACCAATTCACTTGATGTCCACACTACTTGGCCGCCTTGATTGTTGTTACCCGAATCAATTGCCACGTAGGATGGTAGGTCTTTTAGCACCTCGTTGATGAGTTTTCGAGTGGCTACATTGTCAACGGCTGAAATAATAATTGGAATGCGATCATCTGAATTGATGAGAATATCAGCAAGGAAACTATCGCTATCCGAAATATATTCCGGATGGGCTTCAATCGGTGGTGCGTCTAAAATAGTCGCACTTGCCGTTTGAACTAATGCTTCCGCTTTGTTTTTTCCAACGTCATTTTGCCCGAATTGTTGACGCTTGAGGTTCTTAGGTTCAACGATGTCACCGTCGTACACATGAATAGGTGTGTCCGTTCCGGCAAGTAATCGAACTAAGTTTGTGAACGTAAATCCGCCAGTGCCTCCAGCACCGACGAGATGAATGCTCACATTATCCAAGGTTGGATGTTTTAGCATACTGCCCTCCGTTCTAATTGTTGTTGGATCAATACAGGTTCTTCGGAAACTTCTGTCGTAGTTCCGACAATACCCGTTTCTCCATTTTGTAATTTCATTAGGATGTTGTTACCGTACCAAATCATTTGTTCTCCGCTACGCTCTTGATAAGTCGCTTCATCTAAGGTAACTTCAATTGTTTGTCCGTCATGTTCTAATACCAATAATGTATTCTCATCTTTTGATGGTTCTTCATTGACAATTTGAGGTTCCTCAACATGACTTTGATTGAGGGCGGTCGCCAAATAATCAGATACGACATCGATTTGTTGATCAAGGTCGACAAACAATTCTACGATACCTTTATGGGCCACTTTAATATTCCGATAGGTTTCTAGGAACATTTCGATGATATTTTCTTGCAACACGTCAGTCGCAATATAGTAGGCTTTGGTTTCACGCGTTTGCCCGATACGATTGATACGGTTTTGCGTTTGGATGATATCAGAAATTTCAGTGTTCAATTGATATTGAATGAGTCGATTTGCCTGAACCAAGTCCAAGGATGACTTAATCATGTGCTGAGGAACAATAACAATATTTTGTTTTGTATAAAGTTCATCAATGACGTCCTGGTAATCCAATTCGTTCTTCATTTGAGCTTTTGTAAGTGCTTCTACACCCAAAGCCTTTGATAGTTGAATGGCTACTTCTGGAGTATTTACCACAATCAAGAATGTTTCTTCTGATTCTTTTTCCAAAATATCCTTCACAATATTGAACTTCTCAGTATCTTCAAGTTTTGGCTTTTGGATCAGATTTGATGTCGCAATCTCTTCCAACAAATTAACGTCCAATTGTGTCAAATACTCAAGGAAGCGTACATTTTTTGCCGCGGCGGTATTTAGCACATCATAGATGGTTTGATTTTGCAACCCGTCATTCAAATTAAGAATACTGTTTGCAATCTTCGTTGCCAGCATGCGTGATTTGTAAATGTTCACATCAGATACGATTTTATGCAAACGTTTTAACAAATCCAAATCGTGTTGATTGAGAGGTGATGCGGTCTTAATCACTTGGGCCTTATGTTGCTCTGCTTGCTCTCCGAACAATTCAGTAGCAATTTGCAATGACTGTGCCGTCACAACAGATGTTGATACCATTTTATAGAACAACTCAAAGTTTGGTACGGATAGCATTTCCGTATCAATATCACTCAAGAACTCACCTTTGGTGAGTTTGTATTCTAAATTGTTATCGCCGCCTGAAAATGGATCAATGATGACCGCACCATAGCGACGATAGAAGTAGGACTCACGTCCACTTCGTTTTTCATCCTCTTTTGGTGTCAAACAATCATCACCAACAAAGGATGGATCAAATTCACGTCCTTGTTTGACTTTGATATCACGTGCCATTTCTTGCAATTCGTTCTTTAGCTCGCGTCGTTGTGATTCCACGGCTCGGTTATACATCGCAGCGGTACGCTCTTGATCACCCCATTTTTGGTCGGGGATGTTCAAGAATTGAATGGTATTATACCATTGCTCAACAGTAAAGTCGGCTAAGGTACCCGACAAGACAAAGGTTCGATAGGTTTCATACACATCAATGGTTTCATCCGGTACTTTTTGAATAAATTTATTTGCACTAATGGTTCGCGTAACTAATTGGTGAATTTCATCAATAATTAAATAGTCGGAATCGACAGTCAAAGCTGGTGGTAACATGGTATTCACATGAATGGCATTACTTCGCACAGTAAACCCAGCCAGATAAATTTTTCCATGGAATTCATAGTCACCTTCTTGGATGACGTATGCATATTCACTTTCGCTGATTTCATCCAGTTGAACAAACAATTGGAATGTTTTCAACCATGATGATTTCATGGATAAGGTTGGCGCAATAATATTAATGTTTGGCAACATTAATTGTCGTAAATGAGTTTGCTCATATTGTGTTTTTTCTAGTTTTTGGACGGCATGTTGTGCCGTCAACTTTTGAGCATACATGATCGATTCGACCGTCATCAAGGTTTTACCTGCACCCATATCGGATAAGTTATAGAGTACTCGTTCCTTACTATTTAAAATCAAACCTGCATGTTGTAATGAATTAAACTGTTGGGTTTCTGATAGTGCAAAGCCCCCATCATGTAATTTCTCGGTAATCCATTCATAGGCTTTGTTTTGTTTCATTCGTTCGATGAACGCGTCGTCAACCAGCTCGACGGTATTGTCTTGCTCGCGCTTTGCCAATTCCAAGAAGTGAGATACTTGTTCCTCTTGAGTCATCAATTGAAGTTCTTGTTCGTGAGGAAATGTTCCCAGAATTTCTTCTGCGATGATTTTTAATTGACGAGCATTTAACCCTGTGAATAAAATTTTTGCAATATACTTTTTTCGCTCCGGATGCTGATACAAAACGTCAGCAATGGTGCTGAGTTTATTTCCCAGTTCAATTTTACCGTAAACAGGGTATTCTTCGATCAATCGGCGTAAAGCTTCTGCGATTCGACCACATTGAGCAAACCGAGGTAACAAACTTTGCGGGATGACCGCGATGCCAGGTTCTGAAATCATATGGTTCGTCAAATCTTGATCGGTATCCGTTGTCGTTGTTGCCCAACCTTCACCGTCATTTACAGGATAAACATCGAAGTTCATGTTCCCTCGATGGTCTTCATAAAATGATACCTGTGCATATGGTCCGTCTTTTGGAATTTTGATATCACGCGCTACAATGACGGTATATCGATTGTAAACCTGCCGGCTTTCAACCGTTCCAATATATGACAATCGTACACCGTCTTCATAAACGATTTTGTTTTTTAATACGTTGTCTTGATGATTTTCAATGTACATGTTGCCCCCTTTAATTTTTATTAATTTAGATAGACAACCCGTTTCTCACCTTCTTGTTCAGGTAATTTTGTCGATACACTATCACTAGCGATAATGGTGTTGGGTTGTTCTCGTTCTGTTGTTTTTGTTACTTTAAATCCAGGTACGACCGCATAAAAAATGCCGTCTTCGGTTTCTTTACGAATCAAGTGCCTATTTGTTGCAAATGCTAAAGTTTCAAACCCTTTGGCACCAGGATATAGAAACGATTGGGTTTGAATGGATACGTCCGCAAATGGATTTCGCTTATTCAAAATAACACGCCCGTTAGTTGGGGTTGTAGGTTTAGATGACCCGTTTTGGTATCCATATTCATCTTCATCAGTTTTTGTGTTACTTGCATAAAGTTCATTTAACAAATACTCATCAAATAATTCGCGCCAATCTGAATAGGCTTTTAATGTTTGCCCTAATGACATATGAGCTTCTAATTCTTCTTCTGTGAATTTGAGTTCATATAATTGATCACGAACTTCTTCATAGTTTTCATGGTCTTCTGCAATTTCTTCAAAAATTGGTTCCAGCTTTTGCTGATCGGGTGTAAAATATCCATCGTCCGTCTCAATGAACGGAATTTGTTTTAACTTGTTAAATACATATGAACTGACATATTTATTCCGCATCGTCGTCGCCCTCCTCTACTTGTTTCATTAAATCTGTTTGTAATGTTGGAACGACAATTGAAATTGGAGCTGTTGCTGTTTCTAGCATATCCAAGCCTTCTAGCACCACTTCATGTGTGTTTTCATAGGCGTCACAATAGGTACGCCATACTTGTTTGATGTTACCTAATAAAACAGCCTCTTCGTTATCACAATAATAGGTGCTCTTTTCAATCCATTCATCAACATCTGATCGACGGTATACGAGAAGATTCGCTTCTAATGCGTTTTTCCACGTAATATAGGCAAGGGGTAAATCACGAACACGCCCTGATTTGGTGGACAATCGTGTCCATAATTTTTTACAAAATTTATCAAGGCTTTTGACTTCAGTCCAATTTGAAGCGGATGGTGCTTCCCGAAAATAACCTAATGCCCATGTCATCAATGCTTGATAATCATCAATATCTAATTCCTCAAACAATTCTTTGAATATGAACGTGTCCAAGTTGGCATAATATCCATCGACACGCAATTCTCCTGTTTCTGGGAAGTACTGAGCTCGTTGTTCTCGACCCCATGATTGATGGCTCACTCTATGTTCTTCTGTGTTTCCATCACGTTCGAATACTTGATAGGTGATATTATCACCGAACATATTGCGGTAGATATCACCCGTCGGAAACTTTGATACGTGTGGTAATGTTTCTGTCATTATTTTTCCCTTTCAAATACAATTGTAAATAATTTGTCTGCAATCGAAAATGCGTCAAAAATGTTATATTTTTCTAATAATTGTGCACACAAATCCCACACTGTGTCATTTTCGATATAGTGGCAATCCTGTGTGTTTACTTCAATATTATAACACGTAGCTAATTGCCTTACTGCGTCATCTTGCTTAGGTGTAATTGGGAGTTTTGCGCCTCCGTGGTTAATGTTTCGGTCATTATATAGAAATAATGTTTCTAGTGGATCCATCAAATTATGTGGATCTACAAATGGAGGGACTGGAATATTCCCCAAACACAAACAACCACTTTGTCCATATACGTGACCGAACGGCATAGTGGTATTGTTATAGGATATTCTATACTCAATGTGACTTGATATAACGCCTTTGTTTGTTACATCAGAAATATATAAGTCCATGGATGGAATGATTGTTTTACGAACTTCACCCATAATTTTCATATTTGCAGTATGCATCCCTACGTGATAGGCTCGTTTTTCTCGCCGTGCCAGTTTTTCAAGCGCCTGTTCGTGGATATTTTCCTTTACTTGTTCAGGTACTTTATCTACAACTTCCATTATTTTTTCCCTTCTTGGTATACGCTGAGTAAATACTCTGCAATGTCCTCGATATCCGTTTTAAGCGCTAGTACGGTCGATTCTAGTATAAACTGTTGATCACCGACATACATATATCCGTTGATGATTCGGATTGGCTTATCGTTAATACGTCCGAATGGATAGTCATTATTACCGAGTCGTGAATACGAATTAATACCGATTGTATCGTTGTTTCGACTAACCACGACCGGCTCGATCGTGACATTTGTATTTGCCCCAATCGCTCGAAACATATAAGCGTGAACGTCTTGCCCAGTCGCTTTAATAACTAAATAGTCATAACGAGTTGGGTCCTCAATGTTTGGTTCACGCAATACTAATTGATTTTCGTCATCGTCCGTGTATCGTGCACCGTCTTGAACGGTCAAATGGATAGAATAACTAGCGTCTAAAATTTCTTCACGTTTCGTTCGTTCTTCTAGTTCCAAAGTGGTATATGACCTGTTGGTAAAACTGATAAGGACGGGTAATAATTCACGTAACAGTGCTGATTCATAACCTGTTTCGGTTGTTGCTTTATGTAAGTTTGGACACCGTTTTGCCACGACTGGGTTTTGAATATCTTGAAATCGCTTATTTTGTGCCAATTTTTCATAGGTGATGATGTCCGTGATTAATTGTTTGATGATATCTAATGCATCAGTCGGTGTTGCGTTCTTTCGTTTGATAATTTCTGCAATTAAATCCATTCATGTCACCTCCAGTTTGAATAAGTGTTTGATTAATCTTGTCCGTTTCGGATTGATTATGAGTTGGATTCGCAAGAATTTCTGCGAATGTTGCCATTAGTTAAATTTTCCTTTCATTTTATTTTAATCTGTATAAAGTGTTGTTATGATTTCGTGAGAGAAAAGGGGATTGGGGCGAAGCCCCATTAAATGTCGCCCCCCCCGGGTGGGGTGGGGGGGAAAAAAAAAAAAAAAAAAAAAATAAA